ATATGCTGTAAAATTATTACTATTAACAGAATAGGTAAAATAATACCATGCTGATGTATCTCTAAATTTTCTAGTTGTAGTTATAGAAGCAGCCCCATTACCTCCATAAAAAATCAGCTGGTCGTTATTATTAATTACTACTCCAGCGACATCTGTATTATTTGCAGGGCCTAAAGTAAAAAGACCTCTCGAAAAATTTGTATTGACAGGAGTGCCTTTAAACCAAAATGAAACGGTATACGAAGAACTTGTTGAAGAAAGAGTTCTATCAAATCTTTGATCGGTTGCTCCTCTGAACCTTGCACTACGATCAATTGTCAAAGCACTATCAGCAGCCCCAGAAGCTCCGACCCTTATCGCATCATAAAAACCCATTACTTAACGTCCAATGAAACTGCACAATGGATTACGTTGCTAGATAAAATTACATAATCTATTCGATCTACCGCAGCAGCAGCCGTTGATAATGTTGGTGCTGTACCGCCAACAAATTTAAAAGCACTATTAAATGAAGCTGTCCTAGACCCAGTACCATCTTGTGTAATAAATATCGAACCAGCCTGACCTACTACTTGATTACTTGGTGCGGCAAAGGTTCTGTTACCTCCCAGCGTTACTGAATGATGACAGGCTGTAGCCATGTCAATAGTTATTGTTGACCCATCAGTAAGTGCTGTGATGTTAGCTGCCGCTCCTCCTGTAAGTGCAATTCCTCCCGAAGCTGTTTCTATTTTCTTTACATTATTATGATATAGCTCTACTGCTCCATCATCAACACACGTTATATAAGTTTCATCATCATCAAAGTTTTTTAGTTTAATATCATTACCAGTTATTCTAAGATCACCAGTTTCATTTTGAATTTTTGATCTTGTACCGTTGTGAAAAATTTTTAAATCATCCCCTGTACCAAATCTTGCTTCAGCACTATCTGCAAATTCTAATGCGTTTTCTGATCTGTCAAAAACTACATCACGACCAGCAGTAGCACCGTCAAAAGTTACATCTTCCTGGAATATATTTGTTGAAGTGAAAGTATTAGCTGCCGACAGTCCAGCATGACCAAAGTTTGTAAGGCTTACATCACCTAACGTAATCGCTGCGTTATTAGCTGCGTTTTGTATTTTTAAAGTATTGCCATCAACAAAATAAGAATATGCACCAACACCAATTGAAGGTGTGCCAGAACCTTGATTTAATGTAGATAAAGCAGCAATTATTTGATTTAACTTTGTACGAACAACAAGACCAGTACCATTATCAACTGTAAAGCCAGATCCTCCAGTATTATCAACTCTTGCCATTAGCTTTTACTTTTTTTCTAAGTATATCCTAAATTTTACCCTTTACCAAAACCAATAGCAGTAAAGTTAAAGTTTCTGTCAACTGAACTTCCAGAACTATTTTTAAAGTGAACAGTAAAACCTGTAGAACCAATACTTGTTAATTCAAAGAAGTCACCAGAAGCCATGTTAAATGCAGTAATTCCAATTGCTGGTGGATTAGAGTTAGCACCTAATAAAGCACTTGTGCCTGTGAAGAACGGATGGTCAAATGTTATAGACTTTGCCCCTGCTCCAGATGCAATAGTTGTTGTGCTTTGTTCTGTTCTTCTTTGAAATTCTGCAAAATACCCAAGCTGACTGACTCTTATATCTTGGTTTGTATCTTGTGTTGTTAACACACATTTAAATTTAAATGCCCTGCCTTTAAAAGTACCATTGGCAAACTTTTGAAAACCTGAGTAATTACTGGCATCTTGTGAAGTCTGAACAAAAACTTCTGCGTTTGTATCAACGCTTGAAGTACCATCAAAATCTTGTCTTGCGTCAATATCAGCAACAGAGTCTATTAAATCAGCAGAATAAACAGAATCAGTTAAAATATGTTTTCTTAAATCAAGACTATAAACAGCACCTAAATCTAAAGTTTCATTAAATAAATATGTTCCAGTTGTAGATACTCCACCAATATCATCAATGGAGGTTTCATCATCAATGCTTGAACTACTGTCAAAATTACCTGTACCAGCCAAACTTATCGAATTTGTACCAGAGTCAAATCCAACATTACTTTTTGCACCTTGAAATTTAGGATCGTCTTGATCTTCTCTTCTTGTCTGTACTAATAATTTAGGTTGTGCATCTGGTAAATCTATTACAAGTGATGTTTCACCTGTACTGAATCTATCACCATCGTCCTGTGCTTTAAGAATATATTCCCCTTCTAATAAGGGAACAACTTTTTCTGTAGAAGCACCACTTAATGCAAAAACAAGGTCAGTTGCATCTGAAAATGTACCAGTACCATCTGTTTTTGGAGAATGCCTGACGTGGATTCTTCCCCCTGCACGCACATCTTGATCTGCTACAGCATCCCATCTAAGTCTTATCTCTTTGTCAGAGATCGGTTCATAAGTAAGGTTCGTTATGTCAGATGGTGGGGCTGTTTTACCAACAGCAGTAAATGTTAATTCTGCTGGCTGTCTAGAAGGTTGCCCTAACCCATTAAAACTAAAAACCCTAATTTCATAAGTTCCAGCATCACTGTTAAATATTTCAGCATCACTTGAAAGAGTTTCTATCTTTTTAAAATCACCATTAGCAAATCTGTATTGAACTTCATATTTACTTGCACCTGACTGTGTTTGCCAGTCAAGAATTAACTTTGATATTGCTTTATTGTTTATGGTTACAATTTTTTCACTAACTTGTAAACCTTCTGGCTTGTTTAAAACTGTTGTAAGTGTACTAATTGTTCTTGTTGGCATAGTTGTGCCATCTTCAACAAAAGCATATTTTCCAGAGTCATGTGATAAAGCTGTTATTGCAAAAGTTTTATCTTCATTTTCTTTTACACTAATAACTCGCCATGTTGATGTTTGTAAATTTGAAGTCTCTAAAATAAATGGTGCGTGTTCATTTGGTGCGGTGCTAAATGCAGAAGAAACAGTAATTGTTGTTCCTGATATTCCACTAATTGTTTTTTCTTCAAGTGAGCCGTCAGGCAAAATTATAGAAATTGTTGGGCTATCACCAAGACTAGGAATATCTGTGCTATCAGAATCATCTAAAACAACAACTGTTGTACTGGTAACACTTTTAAGCAATCCTCCTCGCCTTACACCAGCTTTTAGTCTGTCAGATATTTCAATAACATCACCACAACGCACAAGCACACCAGCAGCCGCAGTTGTCGTAAAAGAACAAGTTTCACCTGAATTTTGTTCGTTATATAAAAACCATCTTCCTAATCTTCTTGCCTGATTACGGCTTGTTGTAGCAAATGCTCTAATATTTTTAACAACAACTCCATACTTTGTTTGAGTAGTAGAATCAGCCTCTACTGTTTCAACGTCAACTTCTTGAGTAACCATATCAAAGTAACTAACATTAATCACTGTGTGCCTAGTTTTTAAACTTGATCCAGCATATAAAAATCCAGCTTCAGTGACGTTTGCATTTGTAAAAATATAACTTGCTGTTTTTGGTGAATCTTGAGATATGGCAATACCACCAGCAGAATAAAAAGGCATCACTCTCATCACAGAACAAAGTGAATTAATTAATGAATATGCCTCTCGTTGCTGTGTGATGTTTACATTGCAGCTAAATCTTGGCTCTGTAGATCCATCACCATTACCAGCATCAACTGACGCTCCACAATACTCACTTACAGTTTTAAAACTAAATTTATCTAGATTTGCTTCTGGAATAGAACACCCTGCTCTTGTATCTATAAGCAAGTCATATAAAATCCAAGCTGGGTCTGTTGTCCACTCTTTATCTGCTTTAAAAGTTCCGTTAAAAGTATCAGCATAAGAAATCGCACCTGTCTGCAAATCAACAGTTGCATTATGAGGAATTTTCACCTTACGACCTCTTATCCTATAAACCCTTTTTGGTATTCTTGGGAACTGTTCAGCATTAAACCTTAATGCGACATGAGCAGTATTAGCATATGCGTTCTGCTCAAAAATTATATTAGTAGCTTGGTTAAACTGAAAAGCATTTACTAATTTTGCATCTGTACTATCTGCTGTAACCCTTTCAACTCTTATTGCAACAGGAAAAGATGTTGTTGATTTAAGCTTGACAATATAATCTCTAAAATATGCGTTTGTTGATCTACCGCTTACTGTGTCATCAATAACAGTTGTAGTTGTTCCATCATTTTCTATAGTTTTTATTAATAAATTTACTGAAACTCCATTTATATCACCATCATCTTCAAACTTTTGCATTGAAGGAAATCTTAAAGTGACTCGAACTGCATTGATATCACTTGAACTAACAGTGTGAGTAACAGGGCTTGAAGTGGTTACAGTTGTACCTATAACTGTTTCTGTTTCAATATTAGAAATACCATCAATAAATGTCTGATTTGCAGTTCCTAATCTGAAATCAAAGCCTACATCTTTAAAATTAAAATCACTGTCAGAAGGTGCTGTATTACTAGCCGCTTCTTGTAAAACTTGCGTTCCATTCAAGAAAATATCTTTTTTAAATGCGTTAAAGTATGCAGTTGATGTTTTATCTGTGATACCAGCTTTTGATGCTGTGGCAGATCCTTCAATTTCTCCCTCACCTAATAGCTCAACAATAGTATTAAATTGCTTAGAAGATAAAGCACCACTTGGTAAGTCAGGGTTGTTAAAAGTGGTCGATTGATCAAATTCTTGAATAGCCATTAGTTATTACCCTCCACCTGTACAGTATCAACACCATTAGAAACCACAATAGATCCAACCAAGATTTCACCATATACTAAATTTACTGGAACACCAGCATTACTAATATTTGTCAGCCCTGTAAAAGAATAGTTAGAAGCCAAAGCTGCTGGGTCTAAACTGTCTTGTCCGCTTGTTGGATTTACAGTGTTTTGTTGTGGAGCAAGCATACTTGTAACCCCATCTATCAACATACTTGTACCTATCGCACCTAAAGCATTAACAATCAAACTTGAACCTATAAATTTTGGTGCAACAAATTTTAATGCTGCACCGATAATAAAATTAAAAAAGTTTCCATGAACAACAGGAATAATTTTTATATCTTCTTGTGAATTGAAATTTAATAAATCTTCTGTTATCACTTTTGCTCCAACTTGAATTGTATATATTTGCTCTGCCATATGTTTTTCAATACCTTTAAAATTACAAACCAAAAAACTTATTGCCTCTCTAGGTGTATTTAAATCAACTTCAAATTCTGCTTGACCTAAAAACTTTCTTAAAGTGCCGTAAACTTTTATTTTTTTAAGCATCTATTTCATCAGGTCTTATTACTGCTATTTTATCCGATTTTGGTGAAACGAGATAAAAAATTAAATCTATTGATTTACAGCTATATTTATCAGATTCTGAAAACTCTAAAATATCTTGTGGGTGACTATGAACAACACCCAGTATTTGATCTACAGAAT